GGGATGATGCAGCCGGGGAAAAATATACCCCTCCACATATCTTATCAACTGCTATAAAAAGATTAAACAAGGTCGCAGCCAAAGAGTTTGAAGTAAACCGTATTAATCTTCAAGATAAAAAATGCGTTGAAAGGCTGATCACTTTTTTGCAGGGGCCACGGTTTTTGCAGGTCATTAATTCTTACATTACTAAACAAAGCCGAGAACTTTTTGAAGCAGAATATATTCGAAGCATATGGGATAAGCCAGATTTAACTTCGGATGAATTAAACTTATATGTGAATGTCTGCATGGACTATGTGAACCTCAAAGAGATTGAGCAGCAAAAACAAAAGTTGAACTTGATGTTTGACGATACTGAAGGACAAAACGACTTAACGATGCGTTTAACCGAAATGCTAAAAACAAAAGCAGAAGAATATAATCAATGCATTAATCGCATAGATAAGATGCTCGCCAAGCTTAATGGAGAGCGCGCAAAGCGCGTTGCGAATCAACAGCAAAGGAATGCCTCTATAATTTCTTTAGTTCAGCTTTTTCAAGACGAGGAGGAGAGAAAGCTGATGATTAAAATGGCTGAAATGCAAAAGCAAGTTATAAGAAAAGAGGCAGATGAAGTGGAAAAAATGTCAGATTGGAAGGCTCGTGTTTTGGGGATTAGCAAAGAGGACGCAATCTAATGGAAAGAATATGTACCAGAATTTTTCCTTGTGCCGAATGTAAAAAGGAATTTACTAGCCGGGCCTCTTTGCACAAACACCTAAAGCAGCATGATTTAAATCTTGCCTCTTATTATACAAAGCATTTTCCAAGAATAAATAAGCTAACAGGAGACCCTTTACCTTTTAAAAGATATGAAGAATATTTTGGAAGAGATTTCTCCACCAAGCAACAATTACTAAAATGGTGTGAAGAGAGCCCTACGGGTGAAGTCAAAGAATATGCCCTTTCTTTGCTGGAAAAAAGACATTTAAAAAAACAGAGAAAGTATGGCCCATTTCACTTGGAGACAAAAAACTCTTTTTTACCCTCCGTTGCCATTTACCGTAAACTGTTCGGTAGCTATAATGCGGCTTGTAAAAAAATAGGGTGTGAGCCCTTGTATAATAAAAATATTCCTAAGGATTTCTTTACCATGGGCTTGCCAAGTGATTTGACCATCGCGGTAGATACACGGGAACAAAAGCCATTAAAATTTAAAGAATGTGAAAGTGAAACCCTCAAATTAGATATTGGGGATTATACTGCTTTAGGGGAGCATTATGATTACACTTTCGTAGATCGTAAATCAGGGAATGACCTGCAGGGAACTGTAGGGAAACATAACATCGATAGATTTAAAAGGGAAATAGAAAGAGCGCAAGAAATGGACGCGTACTTATTTGTGGTTATAGAATCCAGTGTTGAAAAAATTATTAAAGAAAATAAAGTTTTCAATAGAAAGGCTAATATAGATTACACCTTAAGGCAAATTAAAGATATTTCTCACACTTATCCGAGGGCATGTCAATTTATTTTTACGGGAAACCGAGAGAGGGCTGCTAAGATTATTCCACGCATACTTATAGCAGGTAAGAGTATTTGGAGTACGGATATGCAATATTTTTTAGATCAGTCATGAGTTGGATAGATGGACATCAACAAAGGCGTTGCCCAAAATTAAGAGACAATCAAGAACTTCTAAAACTCGAGGGGTTCCTCGAGGAGAGGGAAGCTAAATTAGCTTTGTATGAATTTTTACGTAACAACACTACTTTTGCGACGGATCTTCTCCTTGGCGTTAAACTTTTTCCATTTCAGCACATGGCGATTAAGTCAATGTTTGAAACAGATTATTTTTTAGGGGTATGGAGTCGGGGAATGTCCAAGTCTTTTACTACTGGTATATTTGCCGCTTTAGATGCTGTTTTGAACCAAGGGGTGGAGATTGGAATTTTGTCAAAATCTTTTCGTCAAGCTAAAATGATTTTTAAGAAAATCGAAGATATTTCCAATAAGCCGGAAGCAGGTTTTTTTCGACAATGCATTACCAAGACTTCCAAAAGTAATGATGAGTGGCTAATGGAAATTGGTGCCAGCAGGATTCGTGCTTTACCTTTGGGTGACGGCGAGAAGCTTCGTGGTTTCCGTTTTCATCGTATTATTATTGATGAGTTTCTGTTGATGCCTGAAAGAATTTATAATGAGGTTATCGTTCCATTCCTGTCAGTAGTAGAAAACCCTACACAGCGAGATGATCTTTTTAAATTGGAGAATCGGCTCATAAAGGAAGGGCGGATGACGGAAAGCGAACGTTACGTATGGCCTAACAATAAATTAATTGCACTTTCTTCAGCTTCTTATAAATTTGAATATCTTTATAAACTTTATACGCAGTTCGAGCATTTAATAGTTCAAGAAAACCAAAAAGATAAAGCTTCACGGTGCATCATGCAGTATAGTTATGATTGTGCCCCCACGCAACTGTATGATCAGAATCTAATCAACCAAGCGAAAGCTACAATGAGTCAATCTCAATTTGAACGAGAATTTGGAGCTGTATTCACTGACGATAGTTCGGGGTATTTTAAAACGAGTAAGATGGCCCTGTGCACAGTTCCGGATGGGGATTTACCCTGTATAGAAACACAGGGGGAATCGGGCGCGGAGTATATTTTAGCGTTTGACCCATCTTGGTCTCAAACAGAAAGCTCTGATGATTTTGCCATTCAAGTTTTAAAGCTTCATTCCGAGGAGCATAAAACCACATTAGTGCATAGCTACGCGCTTTCTGGGACCTCCCTCAAACACCATATTAAGTATTTTTTATTTTGTTTAGAAAACTTTAATATTGTGGCAATCTGTGGAGATTATAACGGAGGGGTCCAATTCTTGCAAGCATGTAACGAAAGCGAAACTTTCAAAAGCAAAAAGATAAAGCTGCAGACTATTGAAGTAAATTTAGATAAGCCAGAAGATTACCAAAATGATTTACGGCTCTACAAAACTCAATATAATAAAGGAGACTATAGGCATGTTATTCTACGTAAACCTACGAGCAATTGGATTAGACAAGCCAACGAGTTGTTACAGGCAAACTTCGATCACCGACGTATTCATTTTGCTAGTCGAGCCATAGACGATTCCTATACTAAACAGAAGAATAAAAGTATCCCTATATTAAATCTTAAGTTTTTGCGTACGAGCGAAGAAAGCAAACAAACAGCTGGGGCTAAAATGATTGATTTTATTGAGCATCAGTCCGATATGTTAGAGCTTACAAAAAACGAATGCGCTTTAGTGCAGATCACAACTACGGCCCAAGGTACGCAAACCTTCGACTTACCTTCTAATCTGCGCCGACAAACCGGACCAGACAAGGCAAGAAAGGACTCTTACTCCGCTTTAGTTCTAGCCAATTGGATGGCTAAGGTCTATTTTGACTCAAAGTCGCAGCCGGCAGAAAACGTTATAGAAACCTTTGAACCTACTTTTATTTTATAGAAACTTTTAAAACTAGGGTTAATATGTGAAGCTAAAGTAACTTTCAAAGTCACTTTCATAACTTTAAGTGTAATCTATTTTAATATGGCAGGAAAAAGAAGATATACTAAGCGTTCGGATTATTGGAGCAAATTCAAGGAAAAAGAGCAACCCCTCGAAAACATTATGGTATCTACTGCCAAGGCGGACTATGAGCCACAATTGATAGGGGAGTCCTTTTATAATTTCGAATCAAAGGCTTATGCTCGTCGAGGGGCTGGCGAAAGCAGTACTTTGTCAAGACGTAATAATATTGCGATAGCACCTCAACTCTTTAAATACAGCAATATTCGTATGGGTATGTTGCCGTTTGAATACGGGGCAGATGGGGTTAATGTTCGCGATGCCATTGAATTATGTCAGAAAGCCTATTGCAATATTTCTGTTTTTAGAAACGCTATAGACATGATGTCGGATTTTGCAAATTCCACTTTATATTTAGAGGGAGGGAGCGCAAAATCTAGATCCTTCATCACTTCATGGCTCAAGAAGATAAAAATTTGGAATTTAAAAGATCAATTTTTCAGGGAATTCTATCGTAGTGGAAATGTCTTTCTTTACACTATTAATAGCAAGATCAACGTAGATGATTTTTCTAAAGTCCGTAATTTAGGCTTAAACTTAAGCGCAAATAAAATTCCCATCAAGTACATTTTGTTAAATCCTTTTGATGTGATGGCTCGTCGAACCACCGCATTTGACAGGGGTTTATATGTTAAAGTATTAAGCGAATATGAAGCCGAGAGGTTAAGAGATCCTAAGACGGACGAAGACAAAGAGCTTTTTGATGCATTAGACCCAGATATTAAGAAAAGAATTAAAAGCGGATCTTGGACCCCGAATGGACTCCAAGTCGCATTAGATCCACAGAGATTGAAATTTGCCTTTAATAAAAAGCAAGATTATGAGCCATTCGCAGTTCCTTTTGGGTTTCCTGTCTTAGACGACATTAACTTCAAAATGGAGATGAAGAAGATTGATCAGTCTATTTGTCGGACGATCGAAAACGTTGTTTTATTGATTACCATGGGTACAACGCCAGATAAAGGAGGGGTTAACCCTCGCAATATCCGGGCCATGCAAAATCTTTTCTCCAACCAGAGCGTGGGACGCATTTTGGTAAGCGACTATACCACTAAGGCAGAATTTATTATTCCAGATTTGAATAGAGTTATTGGGCCAAGTAAATATGAAGTCGTCAATCAAGACATTAAAGAAGGATTGCAAAACATTATATTAAATCAAGAAAAATTTGCTAGCACTGAAGTAAAGGCTCAAATGTTCCTTCAGAGGCTCAAGGAGTCTAGAGATGCATTTTTAAATGAATTCTTGCAGCCCGAAATAAAACAAATCTGTAAAGACTTTGGTTTAAGGAATGAGCCTCAGGCTAAATTTGAAACCATAGATCTTCAGGATCAAACCCAAGTGCAGCGTACTATTACCCGAATGATGGAGCTGGGTATTCTTACTCCAACTGAAGGAATTAAGGTTATTGAGACAGGGGTTTTTCCGAGTGGAAAAGAACTGGAAGACGCTCAAGAAAAATTTGTTGAACAGAGGCAAAAGGGATATTACAACCCTATTGTGGGAGGGACGCCCGTACCATTAGATTTAGAAGAAGAAGTGGAGCTTGAAGAAATTAAGCACCCTCGGAGCATGGAACTTTTAGAGAAGCGCAAGAGCAAAGGCCCGCGAAGTGCTGGGAATCCGGGTAGACCGTTGGGCTCTAAATCATTA